TTCATCAGACATTTGAAGAACATTTTTCTTCACCCATTCTTGTGAGTAGTATCTGCCAACGTATGGGTCAATTGTGCCTAGAATCTGCAATCTATTTTGCAACAATTCTGCATCACGCAATTCAGCAAAGTTATTATCTTTCTTGTAATCATAATAAATCTTTTCTCTGAATTCTTCCCATTCTTCCGATGTACAAATGCCTTTAAGAACTAATTGTGTTTTGAGTGCATGGTCAAAAATTTGAGAGAACTTATTGCGAATCTTTGTGATAAACTTTTGAAACTTCAATTCATCGCGTGTTACTTCAGTAGACCTGCCGAGTCCAACTAGACCACCACCTTGCGGTTCAAGTCTTGAAAACGGAACGTTCATCGACTGTAATAGTTTTCTTTGGAAGTATTGAACATCATCCATCTGGCCCAAGTTTTGACCAGCAGGTAAAGTTGTAATTTCTGTACCTTTACCACCTTCACGGCGAGGTAGCCAGAAATCTTCCAACATAGACATATGTTTTCTATCATCACGCAATTCACCGGTGCTTGCATCATAAACCATTTTGTTACGATACTTAACCATAATATCGCGCAGATATTGTTCTGCTTTACCTTTGGGTAAATTACCAACGTCGATGTAAAATACACGGCGCTCAGGCGCACGACTAATACGGTAAATAACAACCGCATCTTCAATCATTCTTAATTGATTGAGTGGTTTGATTGCTTTATGTAAGAATGAAATGACGAAAGTATTTTTCGCATCCATCATGCCAGAGTTAACGTTAATAACAGACTCTGGTGATATTCTTAAACCTTGATTCGCTGCCGCAGTGAATGATTGAGATGTTGTACCTCTATCATTGTAGATATAATATTCAGCAATTGACTTGATGATATCTGCACCAGTTTTTGGGTCACGACCTTTTTGTACTTCTCTTACTTTACGAATTTTACGTGGGTCGATATATCTTAACTCTTGAATGCCTTCTTTTGGATTTTGTTCGTTGACAATAACATGGTAGTAAACTCTACCATCAATATACCAGCGGCGAAAAATATCATCAGCTAAGTTTGAAAAGTTTAACATGTTTAAAACATTATTAAATTCTTCAGTGATTTTTTTCTTAATAGATTCTGGCTGTTTTAGATTGTCAAGATTAATATCTACAACTCTACCATCTTTATCGTGGCAGATTGACTCATCAACAATTTCCGTAATTGCTTGGTCACATTCTGGATGATTTGACATTTCACGATAACGTGTAATGAGTTCAAGTTCATTACGAACAGAACCTTCCAAATCAACGTATGTGCCATAGTGTGCATTCTGTGTAATCGTTACCGCACCATCATCCAACGCAGGCGTTGGAAGTGCGAACGAAGCTTGTTCAGGATTTTCTTTCTGAACAATGTCCTTTTGACCAAGAGTGAAGCCGAATAGTTTTATTGCCACAAATTTTCCTTTTTCATAATGAATAAGAGAGAGGCGATTGCCCCTCTCCGATTAAACTACTAGGTCCTCTACTGATTCCCACCATTGATATGTTAGGTTGACAGTAAATTCTTCGATAGTATCGTTAGAACCCCAGTCAACATCAATTGTGGAAACATCAGTTGGGAACAAGCCAATAAATTTATATTTCTTTAGAATATTACCAGCTTTACCATATTGACGAACTTCACCGTCAACGGAGTATCCTAGTGAAGTCGCGGCAAGAGGATTACGAACGTTTAGATTATGGCTATTGATGCCATTCATCCAGCGTTCGAATGCATTTCTAATGACAAAATCTTCGTCATTAATAATAGTAATTGACCAATCTTGGAAGGTTCTGTTACCAGCAAACTTTAATTCACGACCAAAGTATTGTACTGGTACTGAGTTAACAGTAGAACCTGGCAACTGAGCAGTCTTGCACATGAAAGACATTTTTGACTGTGCATTTCCAGGCAATGAGAATGCTGGGAAAGGTAGCGTCACTTCGAATAAATTCGGACGCGCACCGTCTCCCTGCATCTGAGAGCGGAATTCGTTAATGTTGAATGCCATTTAATTTATCTCCTATCTCTCTATTTATTAAACTCTACCGACAATTTCTTCAAACTCAACACCGGTGCGAACAGCAGTGAAGTTAAGTTGAATGAAATTGATGGAACGAGCAGGTTTAATGTAGATATCACCAACAAATTGGTTCTGGTCAATGACTTCGGCAGTGTTATTTGTCGTATCGCAAATAACACGGTAGTCATAGATACCACGACGACCTTGAACTTCTCTTAGGTAAGGTTCTACAATGTTTACGAATGCGGCGCGAGTAAATTCATCATTGAATTCGAACAATGAAGAACGTGCTGCCTTTGCAATAGACTTCTCAAGAACAATAAACAATCTACGAACGTTGATTCTATCAAATGCTTGTGGGCGATTCAACAATGTTTTATCACCATATAGAAGTGTACCTTCACCTGGGAAAGTAACAACTGGGTTAACCCCCGCTTTATAGATGCTATCGCGTTCTGCTTTTGTTGGATTCCAAGCAAGCTTAACAACGTTCTTAATGATACCGCGATTCAAACCAGCTGGTGAGAACCATGGGTCACGTTCAGCATCTGTACGAACGCATAGACCAGCAATATCACCGTTCAATGGTACCCAACGATACATGTCATTGTATTTGTCATATTGGTATTTGTAACCTGAATCCATAACTGCGTATGAAGATTTTGTCAATGCGCCAGCGGCGGCAGCAACGTCTGTTGCTTCGTCACCAAAATTATCTACAACATCTTCTCTATCTGGCGAAATAAACACTAAACAATCTTTACGAGATTCTGCAATAGAAATCAAGTAATTTGGTGTCGTAACTCCGCTTGTTGCACCTGCCATTAACAGAGATACATCGGTAGAATCTGGATTTTCAAATCTATCAAATGCTACATTTACTTGACCAGCAGTTGGTGTCGCATCCACACCACCTGTTAAAGTCGCAGTTATGTTACCTGTGATATCACCGAAATTTGCTATCGAAGAAGTAGTATTACCAAAATTGTTATTTGCGTGGCCACCCCACCAGATGTACTTAGATTTGTTATTAATTACATCTTTATAGTAGTTGCTAGAGCCATCAGGATTTTTTGCATCAGAAGCTTTAGAAACGTAACCAAATTTTTCAACAATGTTATTTGCTGTGCCACTAAATTTTCCAGTCACATCAATAACAACAATGTGCAATTCGTCGTTTGCGGAATTACGTGTTGAGGCATAAGTTGAAGTAGCTGGTGTTGAATCAAATTGTTCTTTATATTCCCAAGCAGAGTAGCCGTTAGCTCCTACAATAGAAACTTTGATTGAATTTCCTAAAGTTCCTGGATATTTTGCATGAAATAGAACTGCCGAGTTTGAACTATGATTTTGATAATAATCATCTTCATTTTCGATTAAAACTGCGGTACCATTGCTTCTAGCATTTAGTGCGCCAGTACCCACTGCGCGAACGACTTTAAGGTCGCTGCCGTATGCCAAGAAGTTTGCGGCAACGAAAAATACATTTGCTGAATTTGGGTCTGGTTCTGGTTTGCCGAATCTGTCAACTAATTGAACTTCATTAGAAATCGTAACGATTGTGTTCGCTGGACCCCATGAAAAATCTCCGGCAATACCACCAACAGTAGTTGCAACAGAGGGAACAACTGTTGTCAAATCTACTTCGGAGATATTAACTCCTGGTGACAATTGAAAAGCCATATTGTGTTCTCCTTATTATTTTTATAGAACTAATTCTAGTAATCTATTTATGATTTTATAAAACTGTGTTTAGGTAACCTCGGTTACGCACCGTAGTCCAAAGGTCTTGGCCATCAGACTCTCTTTCTTCTTCTAAACCATCATTTAATTCACCAATAGGTAGCATTTCTTCCTCCAATTGAAGATTTCTTTCATCCAAAAGTCTCTGTCTTACATCAGAATCCGTTATTTCTTTGAAATAACTTTGCGCTGTTAGCCAAGAAAACAGCACCAATGTCATCACAATGTCGTCGTTATTGCCTTCTTCTGCTTTGTAAGTATCTTTATCTCTAACAAATGTATTAAATTCAGCTATTGTATCGAAATCATTTGTTATTAATTTGTCAGTTTCTATCAGAGTTTTAAGGTTGGCGCAGCCAATTTTCTTGACTGACTTTGATGTTTTAACACCATAAGCGGCACCTTTTTTGAAACCAGATGCAATATGTTGACCTTTAATTTCATGATGTTCGATACGAAAAATGTTTTCATACTCTAATTCATAATGTAGAATATCAACCACTTGTTGGCCAACGCTTTGGGTTTCCACCAAAACGAAAGCTCGGTTGTATTTTGTTGCGAGGTTATACAGGTATGTAGGAAATATCAAAGGTGACGTTTTATTATCTCTAAACTTGGCTACATGTTTATATGGAAGTTCCGTTACGTCCACGATAGAGCAGACTGTATGGTCCAAACCAACACCTTCAGCACAATCTACAATAGCAATGTACGTGTGACCAGGTTTAGGTTGTTCATAAATCTGTATAAATTCTTCTGTATAGACTGGATTACTGAAAGTCAACATCTTCAGTTTTGTGCCAGGTATTAGTGTAGATGAAGAACCGATAAACTCACATTCAAACTCTTGTCTGAATTGTTCTTCGCTGGTGTTTCGTATGGTTTCTTCGCGCCATTGTTCATCGCGTCCTGGTACCATAGACCAGTGAACTTCAAAAGGTGAATACAGAGAGCGTTTTTCAACTGCATCGGTCCACAACTTATAGAACTGATTCAAACCATGAGGTGTTGAAACAATAATAACCTTTGTCGTTTTACCTGATGAAATAACCGGGTAAGTAGATGTGAAGAACTCGGCAGCAATGTTTTGTGGAACGAAAGCAAATTCGTCCAAGAAAACTAGGTTGTATGTTCCACCACGAACACCAGATGCATTTGTTGCATATGCAGAGATTTCAGAACCATTTTCTAATTGAATATTACCTTTGTTCCACTCTAGAATGCCTTGTTGCATCCAGATTGGAAGATATTCATATGCATACTTGATTCTACCCAAAATATCTCTAGCTAAGTCACCTTTGTTTGCTAAGATAGCAATCTTGTAGTCATCATTAAAGAGAACGCACCACAGCATGTAACTTGCAACCGTGGTTGTTTTACCAACCTGTCGAGGCATCTTAGAGATTGAGAAACGATTGATGTGGAAACCCTTGACCATTTCCTCCTGGAAGGGCCACATATTGAATGGAACAAGACCGTGGTCAACGTTGACGATTTTTACATACGTCTTAATAAAATAAACCGGGTCTTTAATGCACTTAGTAATCTCAATTAATTGTTCTTGTGTATATTCAAACTCAACACCAGAACGTTTTAATTTTGGATTACCGTTATAACCACCTATACTCATTATTTGCTAATACTTTTTAGCATCCAGTCATGCTTCTTATGTGCATCGATTCTACCTGCAATATAATCGGCTAGACCTTGTTCATTAAAGTTATCAGCTAAACCAAATGCAGTTGTTAGTGTTTCAATAATTACTTGATTATCGGCGAGGAGTTTGCGAAACATTTCGGCTGGAACTGGAAATCCTGTTTCATCTTCAATATCGGACAACTCTTGAAAACGTGAGAAGGAGCCGGGAGCATAAGAGCCAAGGGCACGAATTTCTTCGGCTGTAGTATCGATAGAGGAGTAAACTTCTTCATAAAGCTTCCCAAAAAAATCGTGATATTGTGGAAAGTTAGGACCTTCTACGTTCCAGTGGTAGTTTTGAGCTTTGATTGTAAATGCATACGAATCAGCCAAAACCTTTTTCATTAATTCGATTAAAGTTTCCATTTAATTTTCCTGCTTAATTTGTTTTATTAAATCTCTTGTAGAACCAACAAAGACGGCTTTATCAACGTTGACAATTGTTTCTTCTCTTTTAGGAAGTAAATCGTTCTTTTTCTTTTGTAAGTCCATCAAATCTTTGTTAATGTCGGACATGTTCTTGATTAGAGTGGCAGCAACTTCAAATGCTCTTGGATGCTGAGTTGCTTTTGCTACTTGTAAAATATCATTAACTGCAATTTGCCCCTGTTGAGCTAATGTTCTAATGTTTTGTCTTGCAAAAATAAAATCATCTTCTGCTGTGGAAATTGGCACCAAATCAGAATCTTGACTATTCAATGGTTGAATATCAAATAATTTTGATAAATTTTCGTCAGTTTTCTTCATAACAATGTATACGGAAATTCTGTAATTACTTCAGTGAATCCATAATCATCTTCAGCATTAGCCGTAGGAGGGTTTGGTGTTGTAACTATTGAAATTGTTTTTAATGGATTTAAATCTACAGTGTCTACTGTGTATGTTGCGTTTGAATAATCTCCAACAAGAATATTTCCCTCATCAACCAGTTTAGATAAATCTGAAAGTACGAGTGTACCTAAAGAATTATTTGCAAAATAAAATACTGTACCAGTAATATTTCTTTCGGGTACCCTTATGGTTTCACCTGTTGTGAATACACCATTACCTGATGCCATATCAACATAAACTTTTTGGTATGTTGTATCTCTACTTTCCGAGTAGATATTGGTGTTTGCTTGTCGTATTAGACCCGCTCCACTAACAGGTGGGAAAATATAACCTTTAACGGTGAAATTTAAAGTCCAAATAATCAATCTTGTTGTGGAAAAATCACCTTCATAATCTATTTCTGGACTAACAGAATTCAGAGTAACAGGTAAATCATATTTTCTACCAATTTTTGGTATCAAATCGACTGTCACTGTAAAATCTGGAGTAAAGAACGGAAGTATTTGTTCCAATATTTGAGTTCCATCTTCCTGATTTCTCACAAAGATACTCAAATCAAATTCGAAGTTATATGGTATCGGTGAATGTTGTCCAGAAATAATGCCAGTGTCTTGATTTTTTCCAAAATTTCTACTGATAGTGTTGAATTTTCTGGTTGAATCGTAAGATAGACCAACCAAATCAAAAGAAATTCTCGGCACATAAACATTAATAGACTTGGTAAGTGTTGGGTCCGAAGCCAATCTAGTTAAATATTTTTCTTTAGCACCATAAGAAAGTGGCACACGGGTTCGTTCATACTCTGTTGTACCTGCTTTGTTATATCGGACAAGAACTATATCATTAAACATTGTACCAAAAGCAACAACTACTTTTCGTATTGTTCTATTATAAAAATGACTATTACCTAACATTATGCCTCACCAAATGGGTTTGCTTCCGTGAAATCTAGGATTCCGTCAGCCTCTGTTTCAATTCTTACATTATCTGAAATATCTTCAAATACATCATTACCAACTTGTGTCGATGTATCAAATAACAATACACTTCTCAATGTGCTACTTGTATTACCACGTACATTACCGGATGCAAAAGTTCCTTGCATACGTATAACATTTACTTGTGTGTGTGGAACATACGAATGCACAATAGCTTGTGCAGTTGCATTTACTAGTGAAGTACCTTGATATATAATTTCGCCAGGAACAAATGAACCAGTTCCTGCTGGAAATACAGATGTATTTGCAAAGAGTAGTTTTGAACGTTTATATTCGTCAAATGCTTGGTCGTCAATCTCACCGACACCAGTAGAAATAATTTCTTCACTGAATACGTACTGCTTCATTTTCAATGCGTAAACATAGACATTACCGCCACGACCTCTACCCAATGTATAGAACATTGCTTGGTCGTTTTCGTGTTCGACAAATGTTATTTCAAAAAAGTTTTGAACAAGCGGCACATAAACTAAATCACCTTCTCTAGGTCTGACCAAAGAAGTGCCTAACATTGAAAATCTTCTGCGAGACATTAATAAAGTAATTTCGTCACGAATTTCTAAACCAAATTTAGAAATGAAATCACCTTCACCATCCATGCCCGTAACGTTTTCGAGATACATTTCAATTGCAAAAGCATTACGATATTCTTTTAATGGGTCTTCACCGTAAAGCATGTCAACTTCATCACGGCTAGTTCTTGGAAGATAATAAACATCCATGCCATGAATCTGCATGGCCTCAATCACCAAATCTTCAACCAGTAATTGCTCACTGGTTATTTGGTGTTGTGGAAAATTATTAAAATAAAAATTAGTTGGCATTATTAACCCATGAAGATTTCGCTAGGCAATGATTGTGTGCTCTTAATATCTTCTTCAAGTTTTTCTAATTCTTCAGATGCTTCATCATATATTTCTTTGCCGTTTAATGTGACACCACCAGGCATTGCAATTCCACTAAACTTTTTCATGTTACTTCCCCACTGCTGTTTGATTTTTGCAGTCGCATAAGATTTCAAGAATCTGTCGTTCCAAACATCTGCATAGCCAGAAATTGTAGCTGTCTGTGCTGTTTGTGTTGAAGTATATGCTGAAGTTACATTTAATGATGTATCGCTTGTAATATTAACAACTCTCTTTGTCTGTGAGTTGATAGTGATTTCATCATTAATGGAAACTTCTTGTGAGAATACGGTGTTTGTACCGGTAACGACATTAGAAGAACCACTTATTGCTGTAGTTCCAGTTAAAGTGATTGTATCTGGTGAAACTACTCGATAACATTCGATAATAACCCAATCACCAACATCAACATCTCTTGTCCAATCAATGTCTAGGTGCAAACGATTCATCTTTCTATTGAATCTAATTTGTGGTGTGCCAGAGAAAAGCAAGTTAAGTGTTCGAATGTGTTGCATTGTGATTTCGTATGACACATAAGAAACAGATGTGAAGTCATATAAGTCATGCAGGCGCAATTGATAGCGCAAATCAAACATGTTTACTGATGAGCTTGACTGGTCAAAGGGCATAATACCAGTAATAAACATGACAGCATCTGGACAATAAATCCATTGTCTATCAATATCTTCTTGTTTTATCTGGTGTTTGAGGTACATTTGTTGTGTACCATCGTAGTGATAGTCGTAGAAGAAATTCAATGCGTCATCGATTCTATCGTCTACTTGGTCGTCATCCACATTTATCTGGATAACTGGGTGACCCAATTTGCGTAAGCAATAGTCTTTGAATTCTGCTCTAGTTGTAGGTTTGGCCATATAAAATACCCATAGTTTTATGAGTTATTTATATCTTCAAAGGACCGGGTAACCTAGGCATATTGTCTTTAATTGCTACCAACCAAGCGGTTGTGACACAAACATTTAAGTTTCTTAACCATTCATTTGGAAACCAGGTTTCTCTACGGTATTCTTGGAAACGAATATCTTTATTTTCTATAAAATTGGCAAGATAAGAATCTGTATAATACAAGAAACTATTTTCGTTCCAGTAACTTACATGTGTGGGGTCCTGAAATGCTCCTCGTCCATCTGTGCTTGGAACTTCAATGAATGCCCAACCTCCTGGAGCCAAAACCCTATGTATTTCAGACATTATTTTTGTCTTATCTTGCAAGTGTTCAAGTATATGACTTGCATTTAAAACACCAACCACATTATCTGGTAAAGGTATTCCATGATTCAAATCAAATATAATATCTGCATCTTCTCTAAGGTCAATTGTATTATAACCGGGAAAAGGATTTAATCCACCACCAATATCAACACACATCAACTTTTTATTCATCGCATCTTTTTCAGCTAATGCTCTAGCATATTGATTAAATAGTTCAACCGTTTTTACTTGAATTGCCGCGTTTCTTTCAAGAAAAGTATTTTCTCCAGTGATTCTGTATATGTAAAGAACTTTTGGAATCAAAACCATTTTACTTTTTAAATAAGTTTTTATGCACAATTCGTGGTCGTCACAGATATCAAGTTCTGGATTATGACCACCAATTTCTTTATAAACGGTTGTTCTCCAAGAACGAACATGGTCCGGAGCATACCAAATATAACCTAAACTGTGGCTTGTCGGTTCAAAACTATGCATTGCATATAATTCTTTACCTTTCCAATTAAACATTCTATACTTCCAACCATAAGATGCATTGTATGGAACGAATTGGTCTTTCATGTGAAGTATTGCACCATCACTATAAACAAATCCCACTTCGGAGTCTTGATAAGCTTTAGCGAGTTCTTCTAAACAATCAGGCGTAATTAAGTCATCGTGGTCGACTTCAACTAAAACATCACCTGTGCCTAAATTGAAAGCTTTGTTTTTGATTGTGCCAATTCTTTTTTCACCATCATTTACATACGAAACAACAACTCTTTTATCATTTCTAATCGCTTCAGGTAGATGTTGTGGACTACACTTGTTGTTTAAATACAACACCCATTCCCAATTACTGT